GTAGTAATCTACGAAAGTACGACGGCAGTATGATTTTACCAAGTCGCTGACTTTGGGTATTAAAAAATCAATTTCTGAATCTGAATTTGTGCTGGTAATTCCCATGTAAGTTTTGTATTCAGCTTTTGTAACTAAATCTGTTGCCATAAATACCTCACTTGTTTTATAAAGGCACAAGATATACCTTTATAAAACAAGACCCCGAAGGGTCTTGTTAAACTTAAACTAAATTAAGCTGTGTAACGAAGAGCTGAAACGCCAGCACCTTGGTTAGAAGTGACTTGCACCATACCTGTACGCAGGCTGGCAACCATCACACGACGTTGTGTCTCAACCAACTCTTGTGTGTCGATACGCAGACCACGCTGGTTACCGATCAAGAAGTTAGCAGGAGCAACAGCGATAGCACCGGCAGCGCCAGTAGCCTTGCTGTCAAACTCAGCAGAAACCAACACTGGGCTATTAGCGATAGCACCAATTTGACCAGTCAAGAAAGTAGCTTGTGTACCAACTTTATCCATGGTTTGGAACTGTGTGTCATCTAACAAATCGTAGTACACGTCTTGTGACACGATATAGATAACATCAGCGGGATCGAGACCCCAAGCACCTAAATCTTTACGTAATGCGCGCATTGTAGCAACTGTAGCCACACCGCTAGCAGCGGACAAAGTCACAGCAGAAGCTGCATCTTTAGTAACCAAACCAGCAACGGGATCAGAGCCAGAACCTGCGCCACGCAACATAGCACGGTCAACAGCGCGAGCAACACGACGGATCATACCATCACGAATCACGGGCATCAAAGCCAACAAAGCATCTTCTTCTTCTTCATATGCAGTGTACTCGTTAGTAGCAACTTTATATGCATTCAAAGTGATCTCTTTCAAAGCGTGGGTAGCAGTGTTACCAGCAGAGTTGGAAGTACCAAACTGAGCGTTAGTAACCCAAGTTGCCACACCGGCTTCTGGATTCACTGGGATAGTCATCACATTGGTTTGCATAGCAATGTTACGGAAGTTAGGAGCAACCACCAAGCGGCGACGTACTTCATTTTCCATGTTCAAGCTAACTTCGGTTTCCCAAGTAGCTGAAGGCACGTGAGCACCATATTTTTCAACTAATTGACGACCTAAACGGCTGGCTTCGATAGACTTGCCATTCATTTTAGACAGCAAAACTGCCTTTTCTTTGTCAGCATATGACATTTCGCCAGACTTACCGTCTTGGAAAGACATTTTTGACTTTGTGATTGCTTCAATTTCAGCAGCCTTCTCTTTAAGAGCAGACTCGAGACCAGCGATCACAGACTTGTTTGTTTCTTCAGCAGAGGCTAAACGCTTCTCGACTTCAGCCAAGAGCTTTTCAGCACCAGTGTCAACAGTAGAGATAGCTGCAACAGCAGATTTAACGCGTGCGTCGATATCAGCTTGAGCTTTTTCAGCAGCCAATTTATCAGCAGCTTCTTTAGCTTGTTTTTCTCCGATGGCTTTAGCAGTTTGCTCAGCCGCTTTGCTAGCTGCATCAGCTAACATTTGTTCTAATTGTTTTGGATCCATTTTCCATTCCTTTGTAACATCGCTGTTCGCTTCCGTAGAGGATTCTAGCCCTTTAGCTGATTCGCTTTTGGGTGCAAACTGCATTTTGAAAGATTTAAATTCTTCGTCGTTTTCAAACGACTTAGAGAGACTAAATAATGTGTTTTGATTTGCAGGTACTGACACTACTGAAATTTCGTGCAGCTCCAACTCCTTTACCACAAACAGCTCTGCAGCTGAATTGTACTCCGCATCTACAATGCGAAATCCGATACTAAAAGCTGTGAGTACACCGTCTTTTACTAGTTTATAAACGTCACCGGCTGCAGAAGAAATTCGTGCTTTTACAAGCAATCCTTTTTCATCAACCTTGTGCTCTGTCATTCTACCGATAGGAGCGCTGTGATTATGGTATGCTAAAATTACTGGATTTTTCAAGTAATTTTGAATACCTTTTTCCCAAACGCTTACAGGGACAATGTCGCCCTGTCTATCAACGTCAGTGGTTGAAGCGTAACCTTTAATGGTTAACATTTCAACGCTTTCGTCTGTGGTAGTAGGTTCACTCTTAGTAAAAGAACTGTTTACATACAGCACTTTATTTTTATCTACCATAAATACCCCTTTTATTGCTGATTATCTTTTGGCTTTCCACCTTGCGACGGATCAGCAGCCGAACCAGCAATATTAGCTGGTATTCTTATTTCGTCATGACCAGTCATCTTGTCATAACGTAATTCTTCACGTGCTTCATTAGCTGTTATGATGCCTGCATTGACAAGTGTCGAATGATAGGCAGCAATATCTTTTAGTTCTGGTTGTAGTGCGGAAACTGAGCTTGTAATAGCCTCAACATCATATCCAAAGTATCTTTCAACAGCTGAAATAAACCTACGATTAATAGGCATTACTGTTTCAAGATAAAATAAGCGTAAATTAGGTGAGATGTTAGCATTGTTGCCACCAGCCATTAAAATAGGCGGTACACCAATTGCTTGCATAATACGTTCGCTATGGGTCTTGATTGATAAATCAAAATCCATGTCTTTGAAGTTCTGGTTTGATACCTGTGCAGGCTTTAATCCCGAATCCAAGATCACAGGACGTCTACCGCCTTGCTTGGTCGAGTACTTTTGTAACCAGTACTGAATTGTCTTTTCCTTGGCAATTTGCGACAAGGTATTTTCTGATGTAAGCACTAACCCAAACACAGCACCGTTATCAAAGAATTGTTCTTGAAACTGCTGCATGGAGTAAAGGGTACTAATCGATTTTTGTGCTGACTCTAATCTGCTTGAACCACGATAAATTGAATCTGAATTCAAATCGCGGAAATAAAACACTTCTGATTCCTTAAAATCCACAGCACCGTTAAAACGATAACCACGAATAAAGGTTTTTGAATCAGTCATAATCTCTACGTCTGAGGCAGGTAAGTGATACATAAACACACCATCAAAGTGTACAAATGCATTACCTTCTAAGACGAAGTCTGTGAATAGTGCTTGACGAAAATCTTGTGCAGATTGATAAGGGTTTGGTCTGAAGTTTAATAAAGTATTAAGCGATTTTTGGCGCATGCCAATCGCAACACCTTCGTGTAGTTTGTCTTTGATATCGTAATCAAGCGAAGCGCAAGCACTAGCCAACATATTAACCGAACGGTTAACTGACTCTAGTCGCTTAAAAGCCAGCTTGTAAGTTAGCTTAGCTTCAGTACCAACTTGAGTACCTTCGTTTGTATAAATACGTTCTTGTGCTGGATTCAGCTTTTCGCGAATCCAATCTGTAAATCTTGCCATAGTTTTTTCCCTTAAGTAAACTCCGAGAAAAAACTACCAAAGCTTTTTTGTGGAACCACAACTTCTTCTCCGCCGAACTTTTGCTTTTGCGATTCGACCCAGTGTGCTTGTTTAGGTTCACTACCAGGTCGAGGAGCTTTACCGTAAACTCCATGAAGCGCTACATGATGACGATTACAAAGGGTGTAAACTTGATCATATAACTCCACACGGTGCTCATCAATAAATTCATCTCGCACAGCTAAAATGCCATCGTCAGTTGAAATGTCGTATCCTTGTGCTTGAGCCCATTTATCCAAGAGTATGGTAACTGAATGCAGGTGATGCAGCTCTAAATCTTGAGCGCTATCACAAATATAGCAGCTCGATTTTTTCTCGTAGGCTGCTTTGGCTCTGTCACGAACCCATTTAACTGGTATTCGCTTATTTGTATTTTTTGCCATAAATTATTCTAAATTTCCACTTATTATACTACGCAAGCAACAAAAAGTCAATGCACAAATTTCTCTAGCTATTATAAGGTGTAAGTATAAAGTGCGTAACGAACCGCATCAGCCATGTGAGAATATTTATCGTGTAATGGGCGTTCACGTTGGAGCCCCTCACGTTGATCCCAGCGATACTGATCAAACATTGCACGTACATTAGTACAATGAGGTGCAACCTTTAATCGACCTTGCTGTAGTAAGGTTTGTATATAAGCAATACCAGGTAACACATCTTTTTTGGCTTTAGTGGTTGAGATGTTGTAGAG